TAGTAGGCTTTAATATCTGATTTAATTTCAATAAATGATTTTAGTTCAGCAAGATTATCTAATTGCTGTTCGGAATCTTTTTTAGGTTTTTTACCATATCCTGATACTTCTCTGCCAGTAAGTTCAGTATATTCTTCGTGGGTCTTGCATGGCATATAGACTTTATTACCATCTTCATCATGTGAATGTGAACCAACACATCCAATATCTTTTGCTCTTGCGTTTGCTTCTATAGGATTATTAAAGACATCCTTTCTTATTTCTGCTTTTTCATCATTCTGGCTAGAATCTTCGTAAGAATCGTATTCGTTAATACTGACATTTAATGTTTGTTCTGAATTAGTATATTCACTAGACATATTTTGTCTCCGTATAAGCTGTAATAAATTTGTACCATTATGGCACTTTTATCTACATATAGTAATGCATATATTATTTAAGCACAATATTTAGGCGTATTTAACTAATTATATTATTATTCCATAAAAGGTTTACTTTTAGTAGATTCACTATAATATGTAAAATATAAATTGATAAAACGCTTTAAAAGCAGGAAAAATAAGATGATAACAATATACCACGCTAAAGAATTCATGAATAACGAAATGCCTTACTTAAAAGTTGCCAGTGTTAAAACTGTTCTTTTACAACACGCTTATGAATTAACTAATAACATTAATAAGTCTTGGATTAGTAACAAAGATGTAAAACTTGAATGTAAATTACCTAAAGGCAAGGACGGACTAAGGTCAACTTCATCAGGTGATGTAATGATAATTGATGAAGGTACAGAAAACGAAGTAGCATACTTTTTAGTTCCTATGGGCAATGGTCCAAGAGGTAATAAGCTTTACGAGAATAGCGGAGAAACAGAAGTAATAGATAACTTTGATAATAACGGATTCATGTATAACGGTAATCATAAAATCTATTCTAAAGATGGTAGCCTTATGGCTATATTTAAAAAACCTTCTAATCAGGAGGTTTTATAATGGCAACTAGAACAACTATACAATTACAAAATACTTTAGGAGTTATTAACCAAACTGTTACGCTTTATAAACATTGGGATGGATACCCTTCTAATGTTAAACCACTAATAGAGTTAGCTGTACTAAATGCTAATGTAAATCCTAAAGATAGAAGATTTACTTCAAATGTTCTAGCAGAATTAATTAAGTTAGACGATAAAATTGAGATAACTAAATCACACGAAGCACATGGAGATACTGAATATCAATATAATCTAAATGGGGAAAAATTAGAGATTAAGCAGTACGATTTTATAACAGGTAAATATATTAATTATACAAATAATCAAATAGAGGTAGCATAATGAGAACACAACAATCGGTACACAAAGAATGGGATAAAGATGTAGACTTTGCATTAGGTAAGTTAGAAATGCTTATTACAAAGCTTAATAGAATTAAAAGTCAAGCTTCCATGAATGGATTACATGATTTAGATTTGCTTAAAGCATTAGAAAATTTTTCAGAGTACGAATTAAACGAATTTCATAATTCATTAGAACCAGTTTTCCTAACTCTTGGCACTGTTTATGAGAGAGGTGAGTAATATGAAAAATATAAGTAGTTGTGTAAACAGCCCTATACAAAATTGTACTCTTACTCTAGAGAGCTTTACTGGTAAACAACCTGTTGGAATTAAAATGAGAATAATTGGTTATGGAACATACGGCGGATATAATGTTGAACTATGCGGAGATAAAGTAAAACTTATTAAGTACGCTAAAAGATGTCTTGGAGTAAATAAAGATACTAAAACGTTAGATAGTGCACAGTCGCAAATTAATGCAAATATAGGGTCTTAATTGACCCTTTTTTATGCTTCCATATCTCTTTCATCAGCGTATACAATTACACACCTACAGTTAATAACATTCTTTGCACCACCCTTAGAATCACCTGCGTATCCCATAGGGACTCCACCGACTATAAAATCTTCATCCATATCTACAGTTTGACCACTAGCTTCTGAATGTGCCGACCTTGTTCTTTCATCGTTAGTTGCTACCCACTTTTTTAACATCTTTACGCCTAAATCTTGTTGTACTGTTTTATGATATGAGTGATTAGCAAATGACGCTGCATTATGTGTTTCTGTTCTTGCTATAAGTGCAGCCCTACTTCTTGTTATTATAGTCATTTCTTTACTTACTAAATTTGCTATGCCTTCTAAAGTCATACCTGCTAATCTGCCTTCTTCTATTTTATTAGATATTCTATTTGCTATTCTTGAACTAATACCTACTAGTATTAATTGTCTTGTTGCAAAGTATTGTGCAACTAAAGCTTCAAAATCAAAGCTTCTACCAAAAACAAAAGCTTCTTCTGCTTTCCTGCTCATCATGTAGTTATCTTCGTTATTTTTATATATAGCTTTAAAGACCCTTCTGTAATGTGACATTATTAAAGGTATAAAATCTTCATTTAATCTTTCTTCAGCTAGTTGTGGGGTAAAATATCCGAATTCTTTATAAATGTATAACTGTGTATTTATAAATTTTCTAAACAGGGTTATAAGTGTCCTATAGAATCTTTTTTCTAAATTGTTTCTAAGAACTCTTTGTTTTCGTGACTCTCTAAATGCATTGACTCTTCCACGTCTAAAAGAGTTAAACTCTTTATGATCTAAATTCATGTTTTGCTTGATAACGGATGCCCTTTAGGAAATAAATCCATATCATGTTTACCACCTTTAAATTTGCCAGATGATAATGCTCTTAAAAAACTATTTACCCTAGCATATGCCCATTGGTCTGGTGAATTAACACTTGGCCTAACACTTGATGGGTTAGTTCTATAAGCACCAACCCCTCTTCTAAATACAGCTTCAAGCATTCTTAGTGTAGCTCTTTTAGTTTTGCTATCTCCATGTTTCTCATTATGTTCTTCAACTTTTTTTTCTAGTCCTTTTTTAACTGCTCCTGATAATGCTTTTATATCTTCTTTTATATCTATATGTTCTTCTAATATAAATTCTTTATCTTGCTGATTTATTATTTCTTGTCTTTTCTTTTTAGACCAACCAAAACCTGCATCACCGCCCCATAATGCCCAAGCTATTCTGCCTGCACTCGGATAACCCTCAGAACCTTTTTTAAATCCTTTAGCTTGTTTGTCTACTTCATGTCGTGAAAAATAGCTATACATCCTTTTAACAGTATCTAACGATAAATTTTCTTTATTAGTTAATTGATTTGCTCTAGCAACACCAACTGCAGTACCACCTCTTTTAAATTCTCTTCTCCAGTTTAATCCTCTTTGTGCTTCTGTTGCCATAGCATCTGTAGGTACTGTATTTATATCTGATAATGCCTTTTCTTCTTGTATAAGAAAGTTTATTTCTTTATCAACTTTATCTTCATCTACATATTCATCTAAATCTTCTTCATTTAATGGGTTTTCTACTTCAGGAACATTATCATCAGTAAGAGGAAATAAATTTGCTGATATATAAAGATCATCAGCACCTTCTACAGGAGATAGCCCAATTTCTTGTCTAGCTTCATTACGAGTCATAATTCCTTCACGAACAGCACTTGTAACATTTTCATAAGTTCTTTTTTTTCTTTCTGCAAGAGCTGGTATGTTATCTATATCAAATTCTAGTTTTAGTCTATCGTCAAATAAAGGCACTAACCATTCATTAAGGTCAGATTGCATCTTTCTAAGATGTGGAATAATTGTTTCCTCGTATAAGGCTAATCTTGCTTCTGAAACATTAGCATAGGTTTGTGCATCAGGGACACCAACAAGCTGACTTGGTACTCCAAAACATAAAGCTATATCAGTAGCTGCCATATTTTTTAATTTATGAAAGTCCATGTCTTTTGGAGTTAATCCCATTTCTTTCCAATCAAAATCGCCTTCAAGCAACATAGGTCTTCCTGCATTACCTGAACCACTAAATCTGTTATTTAAGTCTGTTAATAATTGTTGTCTTTGTGATTCAGTAAGATTTACAGCAAATCCTGCATCGTCTTGTGGTTTAAATATAACAGCACCACTTGGCCTTGCTCCATTATTAAGAAGATTTACATTATGCTTACTTGACATATTAAACTGGTCAACCTCTACAGCTGCAGCACTCATTGGACTTAATCCATAATAATCATCTAAAGGATTCCATAACTTTATATGTTTAACTTCGCTGTATCCATTTAACTGGTCTACTAGATAAGTGTTTTGCACTCTACCGTTTAGCATATATTCATATCTATCAGGTATAGCATTACCGCTACCTTTAATTACTATTCTATCAGGTCTTAATTGGTGTAATTCTTTAGGTGCACCTGACTCATTACCTACTTTAAGGATGTAAGCATTACCACTAAGAAGCACATAACCAAATAAAGAATTAAAAAACTCTGAGTAGGACTGTAGAGGGTTAGGACTGTTAAGAAGTGTAATGATTGGGTGTTGTTCAACAATTTGATCTCTATTTTTTAGAACTAACGGTACAGCACTTGCACCTTTGGATATCTCATTAACACACCTATAAACTATAGCATTTTTAAGATACCCTTCTTTTGCTAAGTCTTGGTATTTATATTTCTTAGCTTCTTCAGTACCAACTCCAAAATAACCCATCATGTTTGAGTTCTTTTGTATAGGTATTTTTGTTGTAAATATGTTTTTGATGTTATCTAATATTGCCATTAGCTTATTCTCCAGTTTACTTGTCCCCTAGACTTGCTTAATTCAGTTAATCCCCAAACTAAAGCATCTAATCTATCGGGCGAACTATTTGTATCTCCTGTATAACTGCACATCTGTGATTCTAACTCAGGTAATACACCAATATGATGTACCCTTCTTTGTTCATACAACGCTGATATGGGTTCTGCTCTTAAAATCTTTCCTCTTGTAGCTCTTACAGACCTGTAAGCAACATTACTGTCAATATTTCTTATTAGCCTTTCTACTAAATCTCCACCATTATTAACTTCAGCTACAATTCTATCTGCTCCCCATTCATAAAAAGCATTAATTGCTATTCTACCCCATTTGTCTGCTTTATGCCTACCGCTTAAATCCTCTAATACATAGAATTCGTTATTATAATCTTTACCTACAACTACTATACCAGTTTCATCTGAATTTGCATTAGCAGTTACTGCAGGGTCAACAGCTACTATAATTTGTGTAAGTGTCTTTTCAGTAATATCTTTTATTCTAGATTCTTCTATTAAATCATTAGTCCATAAAGCACCCTCAAAGTTATCAATAATCTCTGCATATAGCTCTTGTCTTCCAAGAGTAGTGCCTTCATATTTATCTTTTAACATAGTCAGTGCACTTTTAGCAAGATTTGCTTCATTTTCAAAAGTGCTACCAGAAGTAACATGCACATCATTTCTTTCTACAAGTTCTTTTATTAACTTAGTTGGTTTAGGTGTTGTAGTAATAACACATTGTGGATTCTCTCCGAGTCGCAGACCAAACATTAATTGATCAAAAGCTTCAGGGTAACGCCATGCTGCAACCTCATCACACCAGGCTCTATGGAACTGTGGACCCCTTAATCTATCCGGTTCTTGTGCAGCATAACCAGTAATTTTTGAGCCATTAAATAATCTTATTTCAGAAACACTAGATGAGTATCCTTTTTGATCTTTAGATTCTAGAAAACATACTTTCGGTATAACGCTTAATAAACCACTTTCACCACCAAAACATACCCGTCTTAAATCGCCATGTGTTGGTGCAACTACAGCACAGTTTGTATTAGGATTTCTTAAAGCATAAAGAGCAATGTCCTGTGCACCTGTTCTAGTTTTTCCCCAACCGCGACCTGCTAGTATTAACCAAATATAATGATTAACTTTAGGTTGTAGTTGCTTATCTCTTGCTGTAGATAACCAGTTAGTGCGTAGACTGAATGCTTCTGACTCTGCTGTTTTCAACTTCGTCAAGGAGTTCCATAGCTTCTCTGAACGCTTTATTTGTGTTTTCATTGACTGTTGCATCTATATTTAATGTTGCTTCTCCTAAAGCTAATTTTGAAACCTTTTGTGTTATTGAAATTGCCTGTGCTATTGCAGTTATTTGTTGTGGCGGTAAACCTTTCTTACCTTGCTGTATATCCTGTGCATTTCTTTGTAGTGTTTGTGCTAATGTATTAAAAACAGCATCAGCAAGTTGTAAAGTTCTATCATCTGTTTTCATGGATTTATTAGCCATGTCCTTGCTTCTTTTTTTATCTAACTCTTTTAAATATTCTGTTTGTAGTTGTTCCTTCTGTACTTTCCAACCTTCACTTCTAGCTACTCTATAAACTGTACTTTTAGCGACCTTGTATTTCTTACACAATTCGTCAAGTGTTGGGAATAATTTTTTATCTTCTGCGTCTATACCATGTACAAAATCATTTCTAATTTTTAACTTTTTAGTATCATTAAGTTTTGTTTGCTTATTTTTAGTGTTCATAGATTCCTATATATTATTAGCATAATATTCCAAAATTGACTTTAAAACAAAGAAATAGATAAAATATATTATAATTATTCCATAAAAGGTTTACTTATATGTTATTCACTATAATATGAGTAGTATAAATTGATAAAGTCCCTTAAAAAGGAAGGAAAACTAAAATGACATTAATAAAAACTAGAACTCTAAATACATTTAAAGAAGCTAAATCTAAATTCTTAGATAAAGCTCAAACACTTATTACAGATTACGACAAAGTCCCTAGTAAAGAATACTGCTCAGAAAGAATGGGTGGTTGGTTAATCTATGATTTAGATAACATGATGATAGGTTGGGTAGGTAACTTAGGTGAAATTACAGTCTACGACTACGAGCCTACTACTAAAGATAATGCTAATAGCAAAAACTTTAGAGGTGCTAAATAATGAAAACATCTATAGAAGCCATTGGGTGGTATAACAAATCAAACGCCCTATGGGAATCAAAGGGTTTTCCTATCCGTTTTAGCTCTAATCATAAAAATGAAAAGGTTGACTTTAATACAGCCAAGATAGTAGTACGAGGTTTTTGGAAAAGCGAAATGAAGTGTAAGTTGCCTTACGATATTCGTGAAGGTAGCGGAAATCGTTCTACATGGGTTCACTACAATAGAAAGAATAAAGGTACAAGACGAGTTCTTACTATTAATACTGAAAGCGGTTGGCCTAATATTATCCATGACTTTGGTCACTGGATGGGATACCGCAAAAACCTTTCACGACCTCATTGTGTTGAACATGCAATAATGGAATGGAGATTTACAAAGTATGTATTTAATAATGACTATATTGAAAAGTCTCGTAAAGCTATATTAGAGTCTGCAAAAAAGACACTTAAAAAAGATATTGTACAAGCTAGATATGAAGCTATGGTAAAGAGAGAAAAGCTTTGGGGTGTAAAGTTAAAGAGAGCCACTAATGGACACGCTAAAGTCTTAAAAGAAATAAAACAATACAAGCGTAAACACGATAAACGCTTAACTGAGGTATAAGATAATGTATTACGAAATGAAGAAAAAAAATGTATATGCTATTAAATTAAATAATGCAGATTTTAAATATAAAGAAATAAAAGACTTGCTTATTCAAGAGAAGCTTATATTAAGACATCCAATAAAAGGTAACGACTATATACACTGGTCTATATGCGAAAGAAATAATTTAGATTATTACTCATCTAAAGATTATCAGATAGAGATAGATAGCCTTTGCATTTTTATAGGTGGAACAGGGTTTACGCTAATGGAACAGTACGCTAGAGACATATTGTTTAGGTTAGCTTATAAGATGCCTTTTTCTGTTATGTACGAAGTCGCTAACGATATACAAGGTGAATTAGATAAACCTTTAGAGGTTGCACAAGCAAGAGACTTTTACAAAGATAGTGTAGAAGATTACAGAATCAGTCACAAAAATACAGACTGGATAGAGTTATAGGAGATATAAATGAAAGCTAAAACATTTGAACAAGCATCACATAAATGGTCTTCTTACATATCTGATTATATGGGTTCTGTTATAAACGAACACTCTTATCCAAACAAAGAACTATCTAAAGAAAAGAATACTGTATGGATTCTTATTAACAACTTTGGAGTTCTATGTGTAGTAAATAAGAAAACTGGTTTTATAGTTACATAATTTTAGACTTATTCCATAAAAGGTTTATTAATTGTTACAACACTATAATATATATTTATTTAACGGAGTAAAAAATGTCAATAGAATGTTTAAATCAAGCATTAAAAATACAGGGACTAACCCCAACTAAAAAGTTAATCTTAGTTTTATTAGGAAACTATGCAGATGAAAGAGGTACTTGCTATCCATCATATAGTCATATAGCAAAGATAATAGGATTAAAAGACACTAAGGGAATACAGAAAACTATTAAGCAATTTGAAGAATTAGGATATCTAAAAATTGAGCATAGAAAAACAATAAAAGGTGGTTTTACAAGTAATAGATATCATCTTTCTTTGCCTATAGGTGTAGAGACCCCTAGGGGTCAAGAAAATACTAGGGTAGGGGTCGTACAGCCCTCTAATACTAAAGAAGAAACAAAAACTATAACTAAGAGTTCTGAAGATATATTATTTGAGGAGTTTTGGAAAGAATATCCTAGAAGGGTTGGAAAGTTTCAGGCTAAGAAAAGTTTTTTAAAGTTTGATGAAAAACATTATCCTAAAATAATTTATGCAACTAAAGTTTTTGCTAAAGAAAATGAATCTACAGAAGAGAAATTTATACCACACCCAACCACATGGCTAAATCAACAAAGATATTTAGATTTTTTAAATAAACCAATTAAGGATAAAACCTTAAACAACCTTGCAGGATAATAAAATGACAATAGAACAAACATTAAATGAAAACGGAATTAAATTAAATCATCAACAAGAAGGTACTCAAAAAGTTAAATGCCCTAGTTGTCAGCCACCACACAATTCAAGAGACAATCCCCTTTCAGTTACTATTAATCATGATGGTGTTGTATGGAACTGTCATCATTGTGGTTTTAAAGGTGGAAAGAAAACTGGTAGCATTTTTAGGCCATATAACAAACCTGTATATGTTGCTCCACCTAAACTTATACCAAAGCAAGAAAGTTTTATGCTTAGTTTTTTCAAAGAAAGAGGAATTAGTGAATCAACAATAAACGACTTTAAAATATATAACGAGAATAACTGGATAGGTTTTCAATACTTTGACGAGAATGGAAATCTAACTAATATTAAATACAGAACGACTGATAAACAGTTTAGACAGACTGCTAATACTAAATCAATCTTATACAACTACGATAAAGTATGTAAGGCAGAAACAGTTATTTTTACTGAAGGTGAAATGGATGTTTTATCTTTAGCTGAATGCGGTTTAAATAATGCCACTACTTTACCTAACGGTGCTCCTAAAGAATTTAAAGGAGATGTAAAAGATGCAAGATATAAAGCTTTAGAAAACTGTAAATTAGTAGCAAAGAAGATTATTTTATTTACAGATAATGATACTAGTGGCAAAGCTCTGCATAAAGAATTACTGCACAGGTTCGGTAAAGATATTTGTTGGTTTGTTAGAATTCCTGATAATTGTAAAGACGCAAACGAAGTTCTTACTAAACACGGTGTAATAAAGCTTAAAGAAATAATAGATAAAGCAGAGCCATACCCTATTAATGGTTTATACACAGCTAAAGATTATTTTAGTCAAATACATGACCTTTACGAAGGTAACTATGAAAAACCTACAGAAATTGGATTACAAGGACTAGATGAAATATATAAACCAATGACAGGAACTTTTACAGTTATAACTGGAATACCAAATCATGGTAAGTCAGCATTTCTTGACCAGTGCCTTATTAAATTAGCAATTAACCAAGGGTGGAAATTTGCATTATTTTCTCCTGAACATTCTACTTCAATGCATATTAGACGATTAGTACAAATGTATTTAGGGAAATCTTTTGATGAAGGGTTTTCTAATAGAATGTCAAAGTCAGAGTTAAATCAAGGTTTAGATTTTATACATAAACATTTCTTTTTTATAGAAACAAAAGACAGCATTCCATCTATTGATTTAATATTAAATATTGCAAAAAGTGCAATCTACAAACATGGTGTAAAGGGTTTAGTAATTGACCCTTTTAACGAAGTTTCTGCAATTAGACAGGGTAATCAAAGAGAAGATGAGCATATTAGAGACTTTATATCACTCTGTAAAAGGTTTACAAGAGTATACGAAGTTATATGTTGGGTTATTGCACATCCTACAAAACTACCTAAAACAAATGATGGTTCTTATAGTCCACCTACAGCATACGATATAAGTGGTGCAGCACATTGGCATAACCAAGCAGATGCGGTTTTAACAGTACATAGAGACTTTGACGAAAACTCTACAAGTGTAATTACTAGAAAAATAAGAGAGCAAGGTTTATATGGAAAAATAGGCGAAGCAAAATTTACATACAACATAAATACACATGGTTTTAATAAGTACGAAGAAATAGACGACAGTTGGGAAGAATATACTGCAAGGTTTAATGATTAATCTTATGAAAAAAAATATAGAAATTAAATATGCAGGAAATAATATAAAAATTGTTTATACAATTCCTAGTAAGGAAAGTTGTATGCCACATCACATTGAAGTATATGTTGAAAATAATAAACCTATACCATTAACAAGAACAGGATACAGGTCAGAGTTTGTAAACCTAGAAAAAGAACAAGTCTTAACTGATGAAGAAATAATTAATTGGTTCTTTAAAGAAAATAGTTATGAACCACAAATGACATTATTTTAAAATTTTTAATTTCATGTCATATTTAGATGATTCTTTTTTATAATCTTTTTTCTTAACTAACTTGTTAACTTTAAATTTACTGTAATCAACATGATGATGTATTCTGCCAAATCTCTTAACTATTCTAGAGACATCAGGATAAACTTTAACTTGCATTTTTGATTTTGCTAGAGTACCTTCTTTATCATAGAATTCTGCTGAATTTCCACCCCTAACTTGTTGTGTTGTTATTTTTTCTTGTAAGAAAGCATTAAATTGTATAGTACATAATCTTGCACTTAGCATATCTAAAGACAGTATAGTGTCTTCATTATATCTACCACGCCATCTAAAAGGCGTACTGTTCTTAATAAAGTTACAAGAATATATACGCGTATTTAATATAAAAGGTGGGGTTTTTTGTCTTGAAGGTTGGAACATATAATAGTTTGGTCCACCCATTGCAATATTTTCATATCTTGCAATAAAATCTTCCATTGCAGCAAATATAGTACCTGATGAAACTTTAACTTTTTCATTTTTGTTATATCTTCTAAAACTTCGTATATTGTCATCCATAACCCAATGATAATCGTACCCTTCGTCAATAGAATAATCCCAAACAAAATTCCTAGCAGGACCAGGGCCAGTTGATTTATTTAAACCAAGCTCATCACAAGTGTCATACTTTTCTTTATATGACATATCCATTTGTAATACCTTATTTTTATCACCTACAGCTTTTACATATAAGTTGTATTCATCTGGCTCTACAACAAGTCTATATGGAACATTCATATAATCTAAATAACGTGCTGTATATCTTGTATCTGCCCTGCCTTTAGAAACTATAAATAAAGGATATTTTGGATTACTCATATCTTTTGCTTTCTGTTTCCATGTTTACTTGTTTTGGATACCATATGTATTTAGTTTTTTCAGTAAATTTTTGCTTAACTATTTTACTAAATTCTAATACGTCTTCGTCGTTTTCAAAATGTACTAACATAGTTCTATGTGCTGTTAAATCTTCTTGATCATATTCAGGCATATCTTGCCATTCATCTAAAATATTATTTACTAAATTCTCATCTTGTATATAAGGAATAATTTGTTCTTCATCAAAACCTAATAAATTTATGTCATATTTTATATCGGTTAATTCTTTAATCTGTTTCCATAATAAATCTTCGTCCCATACAGAGTTCATGCCTAATTTATTATCAGCTATAGTCAAAGCTTTTATTTGTTGTTCTGTAAGATTTTCTAGAGCTATAACTGGCACAGTAGACATTCTTAATTTTTTTGCAGCTAAATATCTGCCATGACCAGCAATTATTTGTAGATTTTTATCAACTAAAATAGGATTAGTAAAACCAAATTCAGAAATAGAATTTGCTATTTGTTCTACTTGCTTACTGTTGTGTTTTCTTGGATTTTCAATATTTTCTTTTACTTCTTTAATTTCTTTTTCTTCAATCTTTAACATTACTTTGCTCCTTTTGTATACGTTCTCTTAATGATGTTGTAGAAAATGTGTGTTTTCTACTGGTAAAAAAAGTTTTTCCAATCCCTTTTCCTGTAAAATTTTTATTTTTATAATCATCTCCTACAAATCTAATATCTATTGGTGTAGATTCTAATAAATCTAAAAGGCTATTTTCACTATCGTAAACTAGTATTTCGTCTACATATTTAATAGCACTTAACTGTACAAATCTTTCATATATAGACTGTATTGGAATATTTTTATTTTTTCTATCAAGAGTAGGGTCTGTTTGTAATCCAACTATTAAATAATCACAATTATTTTTTGCTTCTTTAAGCATCACAACATGACCTGCGTGCAGTAAATCAAATGAACCACAAGTAAAACCTGTTTTCATTATTCTGGTGTTCTAATTCCATAGAAGTCGTTTGGAACAACCTTGCCTTCAGTTACACTATATAGTATTAACATTTCTTCTTTTCTAGGTATTCTAATTCCAGTTATCCATTTTGCTAAAGTACCTTGTGGAATTTTAATACCTGTAGCCATTTCTACTTCTTCAATAAATGACATTTGTGTATGTTTATTCGTTTTTAAATATTCTTTTAATTTCATAAAATTTATACAATTATTCCAAAAATGAATTATAATGTATAAACAATAAATTGAACAGCTTAAAAACAGGAAAATAACATGAATAATAATCCATTTGAAACACATGGTATAGAACATTTATCAGCATCATCTATAAACACTTATATACAAGACCCTTGTATGTTTATTATGAGATATTTATATAAACATAGAGGTGCTAGTAATCCTGCTATGTGGAGAGGTACTGTAGTTGACGAGGGCGTAGGTTTAGCACTTACTTCTAGAAAATCTAGTAAAAGAATTATTAAAGAATCTATAGCAAGGTTTGATGGCCTTTATAATTATCATAAAAAGAATACTGATATTAACTTAGAAAAGTTAAGCAAAGAACGAAGTTTAATACCTACATATCTTGAGATAGCGATACCCTATTATCAAGAAATGGGTAAACCCCTTTCCTATCAAAAGGAAATAAATTTGTACCTAGATGATATCCCAGTTCCAATTTTAGGATTCATAGATGTGCAATATGAAGGACTAGTACGAGACATAAAGACTGTAAGTCGGTTGCCTAGTGTTATTCCTGATACTGTAAATAGGCAGTTATCTATATACGCCAAAGCTGAAGATTCTGATGCTATGGTTGATTATGTATATGTAACTACTAAAAAAGCAGAGATGATAAGTATGCAAGTTGAGAATATTGACGAGCATATTAAAACTGTAAGAAGCGTGGCGATTGCTATCATGAACCTGCTTTCTTATTCAAATGATAAAAACCAAATAGCAAGTTTATTTTATCCTAACTATGACTCATGGTTATGGGGTAAAGATGAAATTAAATTAGCTAAAACAATATGGAGATGAAATGAAATTAATTGATGTAATTAACGAAATAGCAAATTTGCCGAATGAAGATAAAGTAAATATCAGAGGTAAGTTTTATACGACTGTAGACACGCGTTTACAGTGTTTTAGAAAGGTATTCGGAAGTGATGCAAGGGTTACTACCGATATAATAATAAATGATTTAGAGAGGGTTGTAGTTAAAGCAACAGTATCTATTTATCAGGATGGTGCGTGGCGTGATATAGGAAATGATTTTGCTGAAGAATTTAGAGATCAAGGGCCAGTAAACAAAACAAGTGCATTAGAAAACTGTACAACCTCTGCAATAGGTAGAGCATTAGCTAACTGTGGATTAGGTGGGGGTGAATATGCTTCTGCTTTTGAGGTAGATAATGCTATAAATAGTAAAGCATCTGCACCTGACATATCTAAGGGATACATATTTATAAATGTAGATGGTCATAAGATTGGACATAGTGCAAACGAAAAAGCCTTTTTAGATAAGTGTAGAAAATATTTAAGTGACCCTGAAGACCCTGACAATCATGCTTTGTTTAGAAAGAATAGTGACGAAATAGAAAAAGCATATAACAATACAAAAGAAGGTAGTAAAGAAAGAACTGCTTATGAAAAACTTGTAGAAATATATGTTAAAAAATAAAAAACTAACATTAGATGATTGTGTTTATCTTTGTATGAAAAATGGTAAGTGGTGGACTTTTTGGACTATACAGCAAAAAATAAAAGCTAAAATAGGAATTTATTATGGAGAACCTTCTATAAGTGCCGCCATAAGAGATTTAAGAAAAGAACCGCAAAGAGAGAAATATAATTTAGAACCTACAGGAGAAGTAGTAATAAAAAGAAGAATGTTTAACAGCAAAGGCTATGAATATAAATTAATTTTAAAAGGAGAATAGAATGGAATATGAAATGAAAGAAGGACAGGGCAGTTTGTGGCATGAAACAAATTGTAAAGTTATTAGAAAAGGTAAAATAAAAATAGAAGGTGAAGAACGATATGCTTCTATTCTTGAATATACTCATAATGACGGAACAAAAAAATATGAACTTGTGTTTAGTGCGGGTTTATTAAACTTAAATGCTCCTGAAGATAAAAGGAAAGAAACTAGTCCTGATATCGGTGGTGCTGTTACATTTAACAACATTAAATATAAATTTGGTGGGTGGCGTAATAGTAATGACAATGGCACAGAATGGACAGGTGTTAGATTGACTCCTAAAGAAGAAGGTAATAATCAACAAGGCAACTATAATGAAAAACTTGTGGAAAAGTCTTCTCCTTTTTAAAATTGTCAAAAAGAATTAAAGATGTAAAACATCTTATGTGGGTTAGAACCCTGCCTTGCTTTATAAGTAGGTCAGGGTTTTTATCTTGCAATGGTAATGTTCAAGCACATCATTTATTAAAACCTAAAAGTGGATTTAGGGGTTGGGGTCTAAAAAGCCATGACTCAGAATGCATTCCTTTATGTCAATTTCATCATGCACAATTACATACTAAGTATGGAAACGAATTTAAGTTCTTTGAAAAATATGGATTTAGAAAAACAGCAGGTCAAGAATACGCTGAACTATTATACAAAGGCAATCCGAATTATATAGATAAAGAACTAGAAGATGATTTACCCTTTTAAATTAATTTAATTATTATTCCATAAAAGGTTTACTTTTAATTAATTCACTTTAATATGTTAAATATAAATTGATAAAAGCCTAGAAAGGCAGGAAAAATAAAATGATAAATTACTTAACTAAAAAAGAATATTCAGGACAGAATATAGATACTTTAATATCTTCAGGATACGACGAGACTGATTCATTTGTAACTTTTAAACAAGCGTTAAAAATTGAAGGGGTTACAGGTAAAGGTTTAAAAGGTATTAAAAAAGCAGCAACTTTATTCTTTATAAAAAAAGAAGAAGATAAAAAAACTGGTAAAGAAGTAATAATAAAAAAATATTTTACAGTATTTGATATTAAACAAGTATTCGCAAGAATAGAAACTAACAAGGTAGCTTAAAGGCTACCTTTTTTTATGAGGAAATAAAATGAAAAAATTAAACTTAATATTAATTGACCCATACGACCAAAGTATCAGCAGAGTTGATATAGATGGTAGCCTTGAATCAATATACAAAGTTCTTCAATGTAGAGTTATGGATATTAGAAATATTTATTCGGATGGAGATGGTTCTAATAATTTTATAACTAGGTGGTGGGATGATTATTGTACTAATGTAGACTTAATAATGGACGATGAAGGTCGCCTTAATAATCAAAATAGATGGTTCTCTTGGGGTGGTATGTCTTTTGCAGGTAGATGTCTAGTTGCTAGCTCTAACGAGGACGGAGATACTTTATCTTGTACTATTAGGACATCAGATATAAAAAATATAGAATTTTTAGAAGAAGGATATTCAGAAGAACCTTTTATGGAGTTTAGACCACTATGAAAATTGTAGGCAACCAACACTATAAAATATTTAGACTATATATAAAAAAACCATCTATCGGAATTAACGAATGGTTTATAAGAATAAAATCTACTAAATATGGAATGATTGATGACCAAGCCATGAAATTTAAAAAACTTGGATATCAAACTAAAATTGAAACTAGCGACTCATATAAAGTTGCACATTAAATTACAGGAGTAATTATGATAGATACAAAAAAACAAATACAAGAATTAAAAATACATAGAATAAAAAAAATTATTTCTACAAAAATTTACCTAAGTAAATCACATGGTTGTAATTGGCAAGATGCAGAAAAATTTACTGAAGAATTGATACAAAATAATCTTTCTAAATTAGATAATTTTAATTTTTATACACATAGTTTAATAAATAAATTGTTAAAAAATGAAGGAGTAGTTTTGTAATGTTTTATAACAAAGAACAACTACAAGAATTGAATGACGAACTAGGTGAAATGGAAGTATGGGAGTATATGCGTTCTAAGGATGATTTAGAGCAAGTAATAGAAAAGCGTGGACTCTATAATAAAACGCTTGGTGAGAAGCCTAGTGATGTCTTAGATACATTTGTACAGCATATGAAAGATGAACAAGCA